AAAAAAATGGACCACCGATACCACTGTCTCCAGCGTAGCTGTACTACCATGTAGTGCAACAGACGTAACTAAATATAAAGAAATACATGGTGCCTCAAAACACCGCCACACGGCACCACCACCGCCGAAACCACCGGCACCATCGCCGTGTAAATTAAAGAAAGGCGACCTGTGTCAGCAATCAGTACCCGCTAGTAGTAATCAATGCTGTCCACCACCATATAAATGCCGTAACTGTGTGAGAGCCGGAGATTGTCGCTGTAGTTAACAAACATCATAAATTTTTTTTTGATTCGCGATATTGTAAACCAAATAAATAAAAAAGATAGAAATAAAAAATTGTAAAATATTCATTATATATTAGTAAATATAATTATTGATTGGAAGTATTATTTTTTTGTTGCATCCATGGATCTTCTGATGTTAGTGCTCGTTCAAGATCAGATTGTGGTGCTGGTTCATCAGATACAATAGAGCATGGTTCATCCACAGATTCAACGCATGGTTCAAATTCAGCTTCTTTTTCAGATACATCTTCAAGAGATTCAGCTGCTTTCTTTTCTTTCTCAGCTCGGAGGCGTTCTTCTTGGGCAGCTTTAATCTTATCACGTTTTTGTTCTTCATAAAATATGTCTTTATTGACATTATTTTCTTTGTATTTTTGCATAAGTTGATTGAGTTGACTATCAGTGAAGTGTTCATCTTCAATCTTATCAGCATTAGGATCCCATGGAAGCCAATATCCAACTTGACCGACATATACATGGAAATTTTGATCAGATTTATGGAGCTTTGAAGCACGAAGTTCTGCTTCTTGTCTGCTTTGATATACACCTCTTACTTTAACACCTCTAACGGATGTTTTAAAATTATTTCTTTCATCAAACTCCTTTTGGAGGTTATCTTCGTGCTTATAACAGAAATCATTATATTGACTCATAAGTTTATCAAAATCTTTTCCTTCTGATTTAGCAACAGATTGAAGATATTTGCTTACATTGAAAGCATGTCTTTCTTCAATTATACTTTCAGGAGAAACGAAAGATAAACATACATAGTTTTGTCCATTAATAGGTGAATCAATATCAAGGTAATCAACTTTTTCTTCTGCCATTTTTATAATATTATATTATATATTTTCTTTAAATAATTTATTATATAATATATAATGCAAATAAATTTTAATAATTTAATAAAATATTTTATAATGTTTAGTATAGTTTCATTTTCTACATTTTTTATACCAAATTGTAGTATTATGAACCAACACGCTGTATATATTGGATTATTAGCAGGTACAACATTAATTTTGTTGGATAAATATTATCCATCTGTTAATATAAATAAAGAAGATCACATTTAAACGGAAGGAATATACTGCCATTTTAAATCATTACAAATTTTTTTCCAAATATTATCTTGTTGTTGTAATTTTTCTCTACTTTTTAATAAAGGGAAATATTCTAAAAGATCATCTAATTCTAAAAGTTCGCAAAACTTATGGAGGACATATGAATAACTTAAAAAGTTTTTTCTATCTTCCGGGCAATTACGAATAAATGGTGTTTGTATTTCTTTAAACATATTTCGTAATTGTTCTTCATTTTCTCTTGAAAGTATTGGAGATTTATTTCCAGATATAATATTAATAATATGTGGAATATGTTCATAAAATTTATTATATTTAAGTTTTTTTAATATATCTCTGATTAGTTTTTGATTAATATTTTTTATATTAAAATTTTTATCTTTATAAATTTCTTTAATAATATTATTATAAATTTCTTCAGATATATCAGTTGTTTCTTTTGCTTGAAATTGAGCCAACCATTCATTAAAATGATTAATTCTTTTATATGCAAAATATGTAGATTCTCTAATGGGATCTTTATAAGAGTTTCCATCTAAATTTACAATAATATTTTCAGTATAACCACATGTTTCACATATTAATAAACTATCTATATTTTTAAGAATAAAGTTCGTTTTACAATTTTTACAAATATTAATTTCATTTAATTTAAAATCATTAATATATTCATCATCAATATTTATCATATAATTATTAATAATATCATTAGTATTTCTATTAATATTTTCGTTAATATTTTCACCACTATTTTCTCTATTAGAATTACTTGTTTTTAAGAAATCTAAAATAGTTTTTTTAGAATCTTTTTGATTAGATATATTATCAGGATTTGTAAAATTACAAGATTTATTATAATAATCTGCTAAAATTAATCCATTATCTAAATAATAACTAGTATGATTAGTTGAATTATCTAAATTTTTATATGAATTTTTTAGATTATTTAATTTATTATTATATAAATTTAATGTATTAATATCTTTTTCACCATCAATTTTATTTTTTATATAATCAATTTGTTTTGATATTTTATTTTTTTGTTCTATATTTTCAGATATTTCATTTATTTTTTTATTATGTATATAATCTATTGTAGTCCTTGTATCACATACGATTTTTTTAAGTGGTTTATCTTTAATAGATGAACTCATTTATGTAATATTTTATAATTTCTTTAAATTAATTAATATTTAAAACTAATTATACCAACTATTATTAAAAATATAGCATATATTTTTTTTAAAAAATCTTTTGATTGTCCAATACCAATTTTAGCAGAAAATGTAGAAACAATTGTAAAAACAACAGCTATAATCATAGCATATGTTAAATTTAATTCTTTTTGTTTCCAATATTGATAAACAGCAAATATACCGATAGGAGGAATTAATGCAGCTAAACTAGTACCAATAGCTGTTTTAATATTAGGTATAATACCAAAATATAATAACATAGGAACAATTAAAACATCAGATCCACCACCCAACATACCACCTATAAATCCAGAAATACTACCAATTAAAATTAATCCTAAATAAGGGTTCATATATATATATTTTAATATATAAAAAAATATTATATAGTTTTATTAATATATTTATTTAAGTTTTAAGAAACGTTTAATTTTATTAATATGCTGATGATTATAAATAGCTTTACCAGATTCAATATCAGATATAATTTGTGGAGAAAGATTAACAGAATTAGCTAATTGTTTTTGAGTTAATGATTTGGCAGTACGAGTCTTCATGATAGATTGTCGTAGCTCCAAAGTCAATTGCTTGTGATGTAATTCGTCATTTTCAGCTTTTTTTTCGATGGAAATTTTTTTTAATGTATCATTTGATGTTTTTTTTTTGGAGTTTTTAATATTTTCTTTTGGTTTCTTGACTACAATTGTCTTCCAATCTTGATGATCTAGATTATCGTAATATTTATTATTTTCCATTTTTATATTATTATAAATTAATTTTATTATTTAAATCAAATTTAATATTTAAGAAATAATCACAATGATATATTAATAACATGGTAGCAATCGGTATAGATCTTGGAACAACATATTCAGCGGTAGGAATTTGGAAAGATAATAGATGTGAAATAATTGCGAATGCACAAGGAAATAGAACAACACCTTCTCATGTAGCATTTACACAAGAAGAAAGAATTATTGGTGATTCAGCAAAAAATCAAGCAAATTCTAATCCTGAAAATTCTGTATATGATGCTAAGAGATTAATTGGTAGAGATTTTAATGATCAAGTTGTTCAAGCAGAAATGAAATTATTTCCTTTTAAAATTGTTAATAATAATAATAAGCCTGAAATATGTGTAGAATATAAAGGCGAATCTAAGCAATTTAAACCAGAAGAAATATCTTCTATGGTTTTAAGTTATATGAAAGAACAAGCTGAAAATTATTTAGGTGAAAAAGTAACAGATGCCGTTATAACTGTCCCGGCATATTTTAATGATTCTCAAAGAAACTCAACGAAAGATGCAGGTCAAATAGCAGGATTAAATGTATTAAGAATTATTAATGAACCGACCGCCGCTGCTATCGCATATGGACTAGATAATGAGGCAGGTGAAGAACAAAATGTATTAATTTTTGATATGGGTGGAGGGACATTTGATGTAAGTATTTTAACTATTGAAGATGGAATATTTGAAGTTAAGTCCACTGCCGGAGATACACACTTAGGTGGTGAAGATTTTGATAATCTTCTTGTCCAACATTTCGCTATGGAATTTAAAAGAAAAAATAAGATAGATCTCATGGAATCAAAGAAATCTGTTAGAAGACTTAAAACCGCTTGTGAAAGAGCAAAACGGACTTTATCATCTGCTACAACGGCTTCAATTGAATTAGATTCTTTATATGAAGGTATTGATTTTTTCACTAATATTTCAAGAGCAAAATTTGAGTCCTTATGTATGCACTTATTTCAGAAAGCTATGGATCCAGTACAAAAATGTTTACGAGATTCTAAAATTTCTAAAAATAATATTCATGAAATAGTTCTTGTGGGTGGGTCAACTAGAATTCCAAAAGTTCAATCATTATTATCAGGATTTTTTAATGGAAAAGAACTATGTAAATCAATTAATCCGGATGAAGCAGTAGCATATGGTGCTTCTGTTCAAGCTCATATCCTTACAGTAGGAAACTCTGGTGTAAAAGATAAAACTAGTGATTTATTATTACTAGATGTAGCACCATTATCACTTGGATTAGAGACAGCTGGTGGTGTAATGACTAAGATTATTGAAAGAAATACAACAATCCCTACAAAAAAATCTCAAACATTTTCTACATATGAAGATAATCAACCTGGTGTTAATATTCAAGTATTTGAAGGTGAAAGGACTATGACAAAAGATTGTAATTTATTAGGAAATTTCTTATTAGATGGTATTCCACCAGCACCACGAGGTGTTCCTCAGGTAGAAGTATCATTTGATTTAGATGCCAATGGTATTATGAATGTAACAGCAGTTGAAAAAGGAACAGGTAAGACTAATGAAATAACTATTAAAAATGATGGAAATAGATTATCACAAGAAGATATTGATCGAATGGTTAAAGAAGCAGAAAAATTTAAAGACGACGACGAAAAGGTTAAACAAAAATTAGACAGTATTAATAATTTTGAGGCATTATTATATCAGACTAAATCTTCATTAGATAGAAAAGAAATGTCTGATAAACTATCAGATGAAGATAAAGAAACTATTAATAGTATTGTATCTGAAAATGAGTCATGGTTTGATTTGAATAGAGATACTTGTTCGAAAGATGAAATAGATGAAAGACATAAGAATATGCAAGAAACATTATCTCCGGTTATGACTAAATTAATGGGACAACAAGAAGGTATGCCAGGAGGTATGCCAGGAGGTATGCCAGGAGGTATGCCAGGAGGTATGCCAGGAGGTATGCCAGGAGGTATGCCACCTGATATGGCACAAGAATCTGGACCAACGATTGATGAAGTAGATTAATATATAAAACTTATAATATATATATTTGTATATGAATAACGAAATAAGAAAAAAATATAATTTATCGGATAAAAATCCTACTTTTAGAAATTATGGATATAATGATAATATAGATGATAAAAATACATCAAAATGTTCAAATTGTATCTTTATAATGTATTCAACTTACACTATGTTAAATACATTTTATTATGGTTCATTATTATATGTATATCTTAAATATTTTCAAGATATAGATGATACATATGAACAATTAAAATTATTTTTAAACTCAAATAATACATTTATTTAAATTTGATTAAAATTTAAAGAGAATTTACTAATATTATTATAATATGAATAATTTAGAATTATTAGAAAATCTCTTTGATGATTTTAGTAAATGTATAATTAATTCTAATTCTTGTAATATTGATCTTGTATATGATAAATATTTAACAAATATTGATCGTTCAGATGAAGAATATTCTGATTATATTCATCAAACCATGATGACAATGATGGGTAATAAAAGGAAATTATTAAATAATTTAGAAGAAATTTTATTAAAAATAAAAGAAAAAGAAAATAAAAAGAAATTAAATATATTTGATGCGTTTTGTGGTACAACTGTATGTTCCAGATTATTTACGAAACATGCTTCAAAATTATATACAAATGATTTAGAAAAATATTCATATTTAATGGCAAAAGCATTTTTAGAAAAACCAAGGTATTCTCAACAAGTAAGGATAAATAATCATATTGATAAAATGAACTGTATAGCTGAAAATGGTCCATATATAGAAGGAATTATGTGTAAATATTATTCTCCAAAAAATACAAAAGATATTAAAAAAGGAGAACGATGTTTCTACACCAGAGAAAATGCATTAATTATTGATACTTTGCGTAAATATATTGAAGACAATGTTGAATCAGATATATTTCATTATTGTATTACACCATTATTAATAAAAATGACAATAAATGTTAATTGTATTTTAATGAAAGGATTTTATAAAGATAAGAAAACTGGTATAGGTGCTTGGGGTGGATCAGCAGGTGATGATACATCAAGAATAACAAAACCTATTAGATTAGATAAGATTACTTGGTTAAATCCAGTTGATGTTAAATGTTTCAATGAAGATTCAAATGAATTAGTGAAATCAGATAAAATTTGTGATTTAGATTTAATATATATGGATATTCCTTATACAGATGCTCCATATTCAAGTAATTATCATTTATTAAACACTATTATTAATAATAAACTAGATGATACAACAAAATATTCTAATGTAGTGGGTATACCTGATAATTATAATAGAAGTAAATATAATTATAGAAAATCAAAGAAACATGGTGATGCTTTATTATCTTTAAAAAATATGATAGATGATGGACTTAAAATATCAAAATATATTGTATTATCATATAATGATGATGATAAGAATATTATAATTAAAATAAATGAAATGGAAGGATTATTAGAAAATTATAAATATGAAAAATATGCATTTAAATATGATAAATTTAAAGGAGCAAAAGGATTATCACAACAATCTAATGAAGATAAAAAAGTAAATGAAATAATGTATTTAATACAAAAAAAACATGATAAAGATATAGAATTAGATAATCTTCAAAAATTAGATAAGAATTTAAAAACAAATATTAATGATAATGAACCTGAACCTGAGCCAGAGCCAGAACCAAAGCCAGAGCCAGGACCAGATCCAGAGCCAGAGCCAGAGCCAGAGCCTGAACCTGAACCTGGATATGAATCACAAGATAATAATTTAATAGATAAAACATTATCAGATTTTAATAAATGTGTAGTTTTCACACCGGATAATATATCTGAAATAATGAGCAGTTATTTAAAAAATGATGGAAATTTAATAGATAAAACATTATCAGATTTTAATAAATGTGTAGTTTTCACACCGGATAATATATCTGAAATAATGAGCAGTTATTTAAAAAATGATGGAAATTTACTAGAACCTGCTTCGGGTGATGGTCAACTATTAAAATATATTAATTTAGATAATTATGATAAAATTGATTTATATGAAATAAATAAAGATTATTTAGATAAATGTCCTAGTAAATTAAATATTAATAAATATAAATTAGATTTTCTTAAAAAAGAATTTAATGAAAAATACAAAAATATTATAATGAATCCACCATATATTAAGATTCAGGATTTATCTCCTGATTATAGAGTTTTCTTAAAAGAAAAATATTCATTATTAGGAGCAATGGATATATATTATGCGTTTATTTATAAATGTACCGAATTATTAGATGATGGTGGTGTATTAGTAATGATTACTCCTAATTCATATTTAACAAATAAATCAAGTACAAATTTAAGACAATATTTAATTGATAATAAATTAATATATAAAATTATTGATTATAAATCTGAAAAAATATTTCCAAATGTTTCTACATATGTATGTATCACAATAATTAATAAAAATAATAAAGATAATTTAATATATTCAAAATTAAATGAAGAAGGAAATAATATTAAATATGAAGATATATGCAAAAAAACATATAATATATTTAATGAAAAAATAGATGAATCTAAAATTCAATTAAAAGAAATATGTACTATTCGGAATGGGTTAGCTACATTAAAAGACGATGTATATATTCATGGTGAAAAATTATATGATGAACCTTGTTGGAAGACATTATCAACAGGTGAATTAAATAAATATATTATTTATCCATATAATGATGATGCTAATATTATTTTGGAAGATGATTTTAAAAAAATAAATCCAGAAACATATAAATACTTGTTAACCAAAAAAGGAGAATTAGAATCAAGAGAAAAAGGTAAAGCTAAAAAAGAATATAAAATTTGGTATCAATATGGTAGATCACAATCACTAAAAGTATCAAAAAGTGATAAAGTAATGTATATATCATCATTTTGTGATCCTGACAATATTATATTTAATATAAAAGAAACATATTTATATGCGTATTGTTTACAAGTAGATGTATTTGATAAAAAGTATACATTAGAGAATATAAAAGATATAATAAAAAACAATAAAGAATATTTAATTAATAATTGTAATAAGAGAGCAGGTGGTTGGATAAATCTTCAAACATCTGTATTAAATCGTTTAGTTATTAATTAGTATGTAAATATAGTTAGTTTATTCTTTGTGAACATTTTTTTGCTCACAGAATAAATTTGAAATTTTTTTGTTGAGATTTAAACACCAATTGCTTGAACATTCAATAGCAAATATCTATACACAATGTCTGCGATCTCCAACATTGAAATCGGAACGGATTGGTTCAACGAGCAGGTATTTAATCACCTGGTGAAAAACTACTCCAATAAGAGCTTCTCTATTGAAGATCTCAAATCAGATTCTATTCTCAATAATTGTATTATCACCCACACCAAATCACATGAACCTTCTTCACAACCGTCCTCTCCTAAGAGAAAGAAAAGTTCAGGTAGCAAAGCGCAGAAAGCTTCTTCACCTATAAATCCTGAAAAGTGTCAGTGCCGCGTTTGGAATCACGGTTATGGAGGACAGTGTTCTTTCTATAAGAAAGATGGTCTCTTTTGCAAGAGACATGCTAGTGAAGCTTTGAAAATCTATGAAGAACACTGCAAAGACCCTGAATCCATTCTTGATCTTTCAGGTAAAGTTGAAGAACTCCGGAAGATTTCTGAAAGAGGTATACTACTTCATGGATGGATGGGTATTATCACAGATGAACGCCTGTCTAACCCAACAAAAAGAGACGGGTCATCTCTAACGTGGATTGACTCCAAGCCAGAAAAGAAGATTAGGTCCCCTCCTAAAACTATCAAGAAAACACTTGAAGAAGACACAAATGAATATAATTCTGTACCTGAGGATGATGCTGCAGGTGTGGGCGTTATTCCCGGTAAGGAATCTATTCGGAAATCAACTGTTCAAGAGAATGATAAATCAACTAGCGAGAAAAATGATAGTGGTTATGATAATGAGTCGGTTGTAGCAGACGAAGACAATGCTGGTGATGATGATGTGGTTGAAGAAGACAATACTGTTGAAGACATTGATGATGATGGAGGCGATTCTGGTGGTGGAGAGGATGAGAATACCGGTGAATACGGTGTTGATGTTGATGATGAAAAAGAAGA